ATCAGCATGTATCTTACCACCTATTTTTTGCCATAATCTACAAAAAGCATAATCCTCTGATAGATATCTATTACTTTTTTCATCAATAATACAGTCAAAAAATGCATAACAGTTATCACTACCATATCTTTTTCCATTAACTATTTGATCACTAGTATATTTAAGATTAGAATAAGCTTCTTTCATTTGATAAAAAACTTCTTTTTTAATACACATAAATCCAGTTGCAGCATCCATTACTTCAGTAAAACCGCCAGTTAATTCAATTTTATTAGGATCTGCAAAATTTAAATTATAACCTAAAGCCCTTTGTTCTAAATTTTTATCGCTTGTTTTAATTAAGTCAGGAACTTTATCCCATTCAATATTTTTTCTAGGATATATTCCACAAGCTATATCATAACCTGATTCTAAAACACGTCTTACAGCTTCTCCTCTAAATCCTATATCTGCATCAATAAACATTAAATGAGTAAGACTATCATCTTCTTTATCAGCGTCTAAAAACTGACTCACAATAGTATTTCTAGCTCTTGTAATTAAACTTTCATTACCAATAGTATTTAAATTAACTTGAAAATTATTTTGAGCAGCTACTCTTGTTAAATCCATTATTCCATGTAGATAAGCTTCTGTTAATTGACCACCATAACAAGGTGTTCCAATCATTACTTTTAATTTTTTATTTTTTATCATGTTACAACAGTAACACTTCCTAATCCTATCTGTAACAAATTTGTGTTGTTAGTATACCAAGAAGTTGGAATAGTTGCAACTCCAACATAAACAGATTGTCCTGATGTATTTTCAAATCCAGGTAAAACAGTTACTTGATTAGGAACACCACCTGTTTGAGAGCCTGGTAATCCTCCACCAGTTCTTGCAGCCTCTGTTGCACTTATACTTGCTTGAGGTCTAGCATTTTGTAAAGTTTGTGCATCAGTAAAATAAGTTAAATCTAATTGAGGTTGTTTAGGTTCCCACTCTGAATTATGAACAAACATACCAGTCCATTCAAATACCATTTCTTGATAAGGAAATGCCATACCTGATCTATCAGAAATTGCTAAAGCATGTCTACCACCTGCAAATTTTGTTGAAGGTGCTCTATGAGGTCTAGTAGTTGCTGGAACCCTAGCCATTATGAATAAAAACTGTTGCCTGTTGCTGGTATAATTCTAGTAGATGGAGTATCATCACCAGCTATTAATCTTTGATAAGCTTCTTCATAATCCACTTTTAATATTTGTTGAGTTTGAGCAGTTATACCTGTTCTTTTTTTAGAAAGATAATAAGCAAGTCCTGCGCACATACACTCGAAAGCTCTAAATGGCACATCAATGTTTTGTTCTACTCCACTGACTGTAGAAGCTGTAATATCTTCTATTTTTCTCATACGATAATAAGTAATAGTATAATTAGTATCTGGAGCTGGATAAATTTTAAGTACAGGAGTATTTAATCTTTGTAAATAATATTGTGTAGGTCTAGCTTGAGTAGTTTTATTTGAAATAGCAGCATAATCATTAAGACCTAGTGCTGTCATTGCATATTCACTTCCATCACTTATTTGAATATTTGCATTAATGATATCTACCGTATCATAATCTAAAGTATATTCTGTAGTTCCAGTAGTAATAGCTAAAGTTTTATATTCTACAGTCCATTGGTTATAACCTCTGTTAGCCCAATCACTAAACATAATATTCATACTACGTCTAGCGGACCTTACATCATAACCTAAAATAGGATCACCGCCTATTCTGTCATAAGCTTCTTGTATTACATCATTTACTGTTAAAGTAAAATTTGAAGTTCCTGATAAAGCCATATTTCTCCATTATGCAAAAAATGCTGTTACACCATTTGTAGTAGATACATTAGCACCCGCAATAGTAGATGAAACTTGTAAACTTGTTTTAAATTTTATACCTTCTGCTGGTAAATTAATTTGTACTGTTGAAGCACCTGCAGCTGCATTACCTGTTTCAATATCAAATATATCTGTTCCACCATCTTTCCATGTAAGAGTGCCTGGAGCATCAGTAGGTTCAATAATAAAACCTTTTAATCTCGTTGGTCCTCCAAATACAGTAACTGTAGTGGCAACATTTGAAGCTACATTAGATAATGCTGCTTTATTTTTACTTACAACATTTATGTCTGATCCTGCCATTTATTTCTCCTAAATTAGGTTATATTTTTTTAAGTCTTCATATAGTAAAGCAATTCTGTCATTAGGTACAGTAGAAGGTTTTAAATACTCAGCTTGTGCTGCTTTAGCTTGAACATTTCCCATATCTAAAGGTTTTTGATTTATATTATCATTAATACTGCCACCTTGTAATTCACCAGTTGGAAGAGTTTGAGATCCACCAAATTTATCAATAACTTTTTCTATATTAGCTAATTTTTTTTCTAAACTATCTTCTGTATCTTCTTTTTTTTCTTTTTCTTCTTTACCTAAAACTTCTTTAACTGATTTAGTAGCTCCTGTATCATCTATTGATTCTACAGCTTTTTGATCTGCAGTTTTACCTGCTTCCATAACTTCAGTAGTTTTTAAAAAATCATCATACTTTTCAACAGATGATCTTTCATCTGTATCTACTTCTTTATCTTTTCCAAAAGAAGAAAGAGCTTCACCTGTTTTTCTTAAAAAGTCTAAATTAAATTCCATATTTTAAATGAGGGCCCGAAGGCCCTCTAATTAATTATTTATTATAAATCTGCTGCCACTGCAATAGAATTATTTTGTAAATACATAACAGTAACTGTAGCTGCACCAGTTGTACCGTCACCATTAGTACCTGTAAAATCAGCAAGAACTTGTATGTCAGTTGCACCAACATTAGTTGCTTCTGTATCTAAAATACCGTGAGTAGTTCCTAAAGATTTAACACTTTGTCCATTTATAAATGCATCTGCATCTGCTACTGTTCCTACTGAAACAGTTGCTGCAGCACCATCATTATTCACTGTAGTTACATTAAGAATAACGTCAACTATTTGTGAGTTTGCTGGAACTACTGCACATACTTGATTTAAATGTGAAGCACCAATAATATCAACTATTACTGATTGTGCCATTAATACTTGACCAGTATTTTTTATACTATCGCCAAGTGCTGTTCCTGTTGTTTGTGATATCGTTCCCGCTTTTATCGGTCCCGAAAATGTTGTTGTTCCCATATGTCTATCTCCTTATAATAGTCTGCTTTCGCAGTCGTTTGGGTTAGTTTAAAACTACTAGGCGTATTGCTACGCCTAGTAATTAATTATTTATTATGCTACGCCTTCAGATCCGTATACACCTCTCCAGTCTGTAAAACCAAAGCTGTATCTTTCTCTACACTTGTATCTTAGGTTACCAGTTTCAAAATCGCCTTCAACAGCTTTTTTGATTGGTGATCTAACGAAGTGTTTCATTCCATCTGGGCAATCAGTTAGGATAAAATACTGATCAGGGTTAGTAAATCTTTGATTTACTACTACACCTTCAGGTATCATACCCATATTTCTCATTGCATTGATATCATTGTCAGCAGTACCAGGTCTTAAATTAGACTTGATAATTCTTTCTGCAACGAACACCAATTGAGGTGGAACTGCAAGTTTTCTTCCAGATAACGCAACAGGTATGCTTCTATCATCTACAGCAGTTGAGATTTGAACTAAAAGTGTCTCTAAAGACGTTTCAGATAAATCCGCAGGTGTGCCTAGGATGTTAGATGCTGTACCACCGCCACCAAGTGGGTGAGAGCCGTTCATTAAAGCTACGCCGTCTCCTCCAGTTGAAGTAGTAGTTGCATTATTAAAGATATTTGCACCTTTGATCTCTTTAGTTTGTTGCATTGATCTTGCTAGTGCTCTTGCGTATTTAGCGCCTAGAGAACCGTACAAGCCATCTTCTTCAGCTTCTTCTGTAATCGCAAAAGCTAAAGCGACAGTTTCATGCACATATCTTGAGACAAAGCCTTCTCTGCCAGAATCATAATTGATCATGGCACCTTCAGCTTTAGTAGGTGCAGCACCGAATCCGATCATTTGTACATCTTCTTCGAATGCTTTCATTGATTGCTCTGTAGAATATAATGATCTCCATTGTTCTGGATATCTATCATATTCCATACCAAACACGGTGTTTAAACCTAGATTGAGCTGTTTGGTAAAAAGTGCTCTGTTTAAAGCCATTTTTAACTCCTATTGTTAAGGTTAAACGCCAGCATTCTGAGTACCATATAGAGATAGATTTATTACTACTTCTACAGATGCATCAGCGCCTGCCGCATTATCAGGATAATCAATTAATCTTAGTATTCTCAAAACTTTTGCAGTAGTTGCAAGAGTTGCGATATCTAATTCATCAGTTGAATGTCCGTAGGTTGAGTTATACGTTCCAATTGTAACATTAGCTAATTCACCAACATTTGCTGTTGCGAATACGCCGTTAGTTTGGACTGCGTAAGTGATATTTGGATCGTCATACACATATGCTTTAATCGGAGTTCCCGATTTAACAGCTGTGGCATTACTCCAAACTTTTTTAAATTTAACATCACCAGTGTCATTATCAATGTATTCAACGCCATAAAAAACACCAAGAGCTGTTCCGCCCGCTGTGCCTCTTACAACTGTTCCATCGGTTGCCAAAGTAACGAGGTCTCCACTTGCAAGATTGGCTGCATAGCCGTTTGCAATTGCATACTCATTGGCTCTAATAACACCGCCTGTTAAATGTCTTAATGGTACGAAACCATTTGGTGCATTTACATTTGCCATTTTTATTTACCTTTGTTAGTTGTTAATTGCCGTCCGAACTAACTCTAGATTTAAAAGACCTTTGGATAGGTTGGCCTGGTGTTTCAGCTCTGTTCATGTCCTGTTCAACTGACTGCATTAAATTGTTAGTCATTTGAGCATAGTAATCATTTCTTTGATTAACCATTTCTTCAGGCATTTCACAAAGTACCATTCCTTCTATTCCAATATGCCCAGCGAATTTGCCATGTTCTATCGTTGGAAAATGTTGACCATCTTTGACACTTTTAATGTCTCTTGGTTGCCAACCTTCTCTCAACCGTTTAGCTACATTCGTAGGCGTTTCCTGTCCTAATACCATAGTTGCTACCCAACGTTGAGCATAACCAGGTCTTGGTTCAGGCGCTTCTAATAAGTTACTCGGTCGCCATTTTGAAGCTAGTGTAGATTTTTCTACTCTAGTTTCATTTTTTATTTTATTATCTTTGTTCATAATGTCAGGCTCCTTTCTATTGTCCTGTGTCGCTAAAGCTTTTTACTTCTTTAGCAAATCGTTTTAGTGCCACTTCATCACTGATGTCTATACCAAAAGTTTTAGCAGTTGATAAATCGTCAGAGGTTAGTTTAACTCTATTACCAGTTGTTCCTTTTTTACGAGAAACTCCAGCAACAGGAGATTGCACTCTATTGTTTTTTTGTACAACATTTTCTTCAGCTTTGGAAGTGTTTTCTTCTGATTTATTAAAATAAGAAAGACCACTTGCTTTAAGTCTTTTAGTCATCTCATCATAATATCCAGGATCGTGCACATCCCAACCTTCTTCTGTTAATTCAGCATCAATTCCATAAGCCATAGCTGTTTCTTTTCTATAACCAGGCTTATTAAACCATTTTGAATTTTCTTTAACCCACTCTGTTGCCAAAGGTGGAGCTTTTTTTTCAGACTTTTCAGTTTTTTGAGGTACTCTTGCAGCATAATCTTCTGTTTTAGTCATTTGACTACGAATTTCTGCCATACTTTCATACAATTTTACTTGTTCGTCAGTATTACCTTCTTCAATTGCTGATTTAAGTTGATTAGAAACACTAGAAAGCTGATTACCTAACGATTTATTAGCTATATCATAAGTTCTTTTTTCCATTGCTGCTAGTTTTTCTTCTAGTTCAACACTTCTTTGTTCTGCTTCTGCTCTTTTGGCTACTTCTTTTTGGATTCTTTTACGAACTTTAACAGAATAAGGCATGTCATCTGAATAAGCTGGTGCTTTTTCATCTTTTTTTTCTTCAAGCTTAATCTCTCTTTCGTTCTCAAAAGTTTTATCTTCTTTAGAAGGTTCTTCTTGTTGTTGTTGAAGGTTTTCTAATGGATTTAAAGGTACATTGACCTCTTTCTCCGTTTCAACTTCTTCAAGATTAACTTCTAATTCTTCATTCTTATTTTCTTTTTCGTCTATCATAGTTTCTCCTATGTTGGCATTAACTTTCGTTAATGTATGTTACAGTTGTTGAGTTACTACCTCTGGATTTTCCAAAGTTGCAATAATCTCATCATCATTTAATAGCACCATTTTTACTTTTTGTACAGAAACTCTTGCTCCTGCATATCTACCAAAAATAACCCAATCTCCTACTTTACACCAAGGACTTTTTCTATCGCTATAACATTCTGGTCCCATAGCAATCACTTGTCCTACACTATTTAAGTAAGCTTGATTATCTTGTGAAGAATCTGATAAAATTATTCCACCTTTAGTTTTTACTACTGCTCCTCTAGGTCTAAGTAATATTCTATATCCTACCGGTTGTGGTATTTTTTCAGGTGTAGGTATATCATTATCCGTTGCCCATGCTTCATTACTATTCATCTTCTATATCTCCTTTTTTATATTTTTCGATTGTTTCATTTATTATTTGAAAAGCTTTATCTAAACCTTGTCCGTATCCGTAGACACGTTTGAATTCAGATATATTTTCTACACCTTTACTTAATAAATTTTGTGATAATTCTTGTTTATGATCTTTAATATTTTTCTTAATCGCTTGAATCAGTCGTTCCACTTGTTCCTTTCTTAAAGAAATCTAATGTTTCATTAAAATTTTTTCTTAAACTATTTGAAGCAATTGCAAATAGATGAGGTTTAACTTTTTTAATAGAAATTTTTTTATTTTCTAAAAACTTTTTAGCTTGTCTTACTTCTTCAGGTTTAACCGCCATTAATATCTTTCGTTGCTAGTTTATTTTTATTAATACCTTTTTTTATTATATAAGATTGAGTTCCATTAGCTCCAGTTTCAACTTCTTTTTTAAGATTTTTAAATAATTCCATTTCTTTATTTTTTTTTTGTTGATTTTTTGAAAAGCTAGTTAATAATTTATGATCTCTCATTAATCTCTCTTATTATCTTCCTTTGCAACTTTACTTGCAATCTCTACTACTTTAGCTTTTGTCTCAGTATCTTTTCTAGCATTTTGTTTTTCACTTTGTTTAACACCTTCCATAAATCTAGCTTTTCTAATATTTAATTCTTCTGCTTTTAACTGTAATTGAGCTTGATCTTTTTGAGCTTCTCTTGATTCTTTTTCTTGTTCAGGAGAAAGTGGCATAGATCCTATTAATTGTTGTGCAGCTTGTGCTGCTGCAGCTGCTATTCTATTTTCTTCTTCTATACTTATCTCTTGTGATGGCTCATCATTTAATTCTCTATTAAAATCTCCAGAAGAAACAGGGTTACCTTCAGGAACAGATGCTTGCATTTGTTGTTGATATAAGAAAGCCATGTGTTGACCCATATGAGCTAACATTTGTGGATATAATCTTTCTTTAGCTTCAGGATTTCCACCAAATCTAGGATCATTCATAAACTGAGCGTGAACTTGCATATGAGCTTGATGATCTTGATCTTCAAATACTTGAATAGGTTTACTATTAAGCACAGCCATATTCTCTGATACTGGATCACGTCTAGGCGTATCTTCATCTTCAATCATTAAATCCATATAATCTGGTATATTAAGAGCTTGTAAAAATCTTCTTGTAGCTTCTTTAACATCTATTATATCAGGAGAAGCTTGTGCTAATTGTAAACCAGTTTGAGCTAAAGCTATTCTTTGAGCTTGAGAGAATATATTAGGATCAGATACAGGAACTACACTAATAGCTTTTGTAAAATCTTTTCTTCTAATTTTTTGACTTCCACCTATTACTTCAAATGAATATTCATCATCTAAATATTCTCCATTTAATTCATAGATTAATTTAAATTCTCTACCTTGAGCTTGGTGTATTCTTTTATGAATAGCAGAAAATACTTTTGATCCTTGTTCTATTAAAGCAACAGTTGTTCCAACAGGACCTGATCCAGCTGAATCACCAATCATTGCATCTGCAATAGAAGCAAAACGTCTCCCTGACTCAGTAAGCACTCCAAGTAATTGAAGTAATGTCGGTGAAGGTTCCTTAAAAGGAAGAGGGATAAAACTTTTTCTAAGATCATCACCATATGCTTCAACTTCAACCCACTCACCAGGAGAGACCGTAATGTCTCCACCTTCTATTCTTGCTCCTTTAGCTCTAAAGCCTCCATTGAGGTTGGCAAAGGCAGCAGAATCAAGTAGTGCTCTAAGAGCACCAGTACTTGCGTGTTGTAGTCCGCCGATCATTTGAATAAGGCCAAAGCCATAGAAGCCTAAGCCAGGAAGATATTTATAGTGTATAAAGTAAGTTCTTTTTCTTCTTAATGTATCTTCTTCTTTCCAATTTCTTCTAATAGATAAAACTTGTTGTGATTCATAATCTATTGTAACAATATAAGGTAAAGCTAATTCATTTTTATCTTCACCTAAATCTAAATTAGTATGAACTTCTAATACAGTATGAATTTTATCTGCCATACTAGGAGACATTCCTTCTAATCTTTGTATAGTTTGTTCAACCATATCTCCATCGTTATTACTTCCTGATCCGCCAGCTTCTGATTTAGTTAAAGGTATATCTCTGTAGACACCTGATATTTGATATTTTCTAATATCATTTCTTGTTAGTTTCATTATTTGTGTATATCTTTCAGCAGTTTCTAAATCTGTATTTTCCATAGAAATTACAAAATCTTCTGCTGGTACAAATTTAGAACAAATCCTATCTAATGTATTATCAAAATAAACTTTTTTAAATGCACTTCCTGCAAGAGCTAAATAAAATAACATTTGATCTAGTTCATTAAAGTAATCAGGAATTTCTTGAGTAACTTGAAAGTTCATAAAGTCTTGAACTCTTTGAGCTTGTTCTAATTTTTTATCAGTAACTTTTCCAATAATTTGAGTTTTAACAGGGCCACCTGGTGGAAACATTTCTGCAATAGCTCTTGCTTGAAACTGTGTTGCTGCTTCAGCAAGTAATGGGTGATGAACACCAGAAGCTCCCGGGAATGGATCTTGTCTATCTTCGACAATTACTCCTAACATTCTTAAACCTTTAGAATATTGGTCTTCCCAGTTTTTTCTAGAACTTTTATCATCTTCATAAGCTCTAGTTAATTCTTTACCTAAAAGACCAACTTCTGTTTCGTCTAATTCTTCTGCTAAATTAGAATAATGATTACTTTCAAAGACTTCTTCATCTTTTTCAGTTTGATCTTGATCTACATCAACATTAACTTTTTCACCTTCATCATTAGTGAATTGTAATTTTTTTTTATCTAATTCAACTTCCATTATTTAACTTTTTGCAGTTTTAGCGGATGCTTTTAAAGCTTTAGCAGAAACAGTACCTTTACCAGGTCTACTTGTGCCTGCTTTTTTTCTTTTGTTCATATTATAATACAAACCTTTTTTAGCAACTCGGCCACTTTTAGTTTTGTGATAACCTTTTTTCATAAGTTTACCAAATCCTTCTCTGTTAATCACTTACTATTTTTTAAAACCGTAAGTGCCTTTTGGTTTACGTGTAGCTTTAGCTACTTTTCTTCTTGAAGCCATAGACATTTTTTTAGATGATTCTTTACCACTTTTCATACCCATTGATTCATCTTTTCTTGCATTATAGCCTTGTTTCTTTTTTACTTTTTTTTTCATAGTTTTTAACATAACATAATACCTCCTGGTTCATACCATACTTTCCTATTTAGAGATATAAAACAAAAATATTGATAATGAAAGTCTTTTATTCTAATATTAGTTTTTTAATTGATAAAGATCCATCAATATTTTTTTCAAGTTCTGCTTTAGATTTTATACATTGATACTGTACATTTTCTTGATATTGTCTTTCCGCTTTACGTTTACCACGTAAACATTGAGCCATACCTTCTACTTGTATTCTGTGTTCCTTGATCTCATTATTTACTAACATAAGAAGTGCTACTACAGTTTCTAAAATCATTGGCTATTACCATTTTTATATACTATCTCTCTGTTTTTATCTTTTAATTCTTCTACGTCAGTTAATAATTTATTGATCTGACCTTCCATAAATTCTATTTTTAATTTATTACTCATATTCATTTCAATATTTTGTTGTAATTTTTCAACTTGTTTATACAAGTCTTCAATTAACATGAACTGCTCAGAATCTGCGGGTAGTGAACCTAGTTGTCCACGTGGCCATTTGATTCTAAAGTCTGTGTTTTCTGTTAAATCTTTCTCCATTAACTGAAGTCTAGTGTCTGCAATATTAAGACGTTCTACAATCTGAAAGTAACCCATGGTGCCAAGTGCTACGATAATTATTAATGAAACCACCGTCTTCATAGGCATCTGCACGGCTACTTCTTCTCCGATATGTAATGGTTTATTTGCCACCTATATACTCCTCTAATTTTTTACCTGCTGGTGACAGTGTTATAACATAAGAAAACACTGCAGCCAATAATGCAGTGCAAGCTGCTTCTGACCAATATTGTCCAAAATGAGTTGAATGAGATAATATATCTGCAGTAAAACAACCTATAAACATAAGTATAGGTAATTTGCAATGAAACTTCCAGGGTATAAAAGACATAAGCACAACTAAGAAACCCGTGATCGCACCGGTTCGTGTTGCAATAATAGCGTGAGATGAAGTT